AGGCAGGACGGGGAGGAAGTTTTCCCCATATATGAACGGATTATTTTAAAGCACCTAAAAATTATTAGGTGTTTTTATTATTTTTAATAAAGTGAGGTGATAAAGATGGCACTTACAGCAAAACAAAAACGATTTGTAGAAGAGTACTTAATCGATTTAAACGCTACACAAGCAGCAATAAGAGCTGGTTATAGTCCAAATACAGCATATTCGATTGGAAATGAAAACCTGAACAAACCTGAAATTCGTGCACGCATTGGTAAGGCAATGGCCGAACGCTCTAAACGCACAGGAATAAATGCCGATAGGGTTTTACAGGAACTAGCAAGGATTGCATTTGTGAAAGCGACGGATGTTATAGACGCTGACAATGCAACTATACGGGAAGATGCAAGTGATGATGACCTAGCGGTTATTCAATCAGTTAAAGTAAAAACCATTCCAACGCAAAACGGTGATGGTATAGAAAGAGAAATAAGACTAACCGATAAAATGAAAGCATTAGAGTTGATTGGAAAACACTTAGGGATGTTTAAGGATAAGATTGAGTTATCTGGTGATGTTGGAGTTGTCCAGATTATAGATGACATTCCTAGAAGTGATGATGATGGCAGTTAAATTAACTAAATTAATAGCACCATCATTTTATAACGTTCATCATTCAATACGTAATAAGGAATACAGCCATTACTGGTTAAAAGGTGGACGTGGCTCTACTAAATCATCATTTGTTTCTGTTGAAATAATAATGGGAATGATGGCGGATCCGGATGCCAATGCGGTTATACTACGTAAAGTCAAAGAAACACTTCGTGAATCCGTTTATGAGCAAATGCTTTGGGCCATTGATAAATTACAAGTTACACATCTATGGCATGAATCACTCAATCCTTTAAGCATAACTTATAAGCCAACAGGTCAAAAAATAATATTCAAAGGTGCAGACAAGCCTAAAAAAGTTAAGTCCAGTAAATTCCGTCGAGGATATGCCAAGTTTATTTGGTATGAAGAAGCTGATGAGTTCACAGGAATGCAGGACATTCGAACGATTAACCAGACACTTGTCCGTGGTGGTCCTGATATTCAGGTATTTTACACATTTAACCCTCCACAATCACAAAATAACTGGGTTAACAGTGAAGTTGAACAGCAGAAATTAAGAAAAGACACGTTAGTACATTCAAGTGACTATCGGACAGTGCCAAAAGAATGGCTAGGCGAACAGTTTATAAACGACGCTGAACATTTAAAGAAAACCAATCCGAAAAAATATGAGCATGAGTATTTAGGTATTATAACGGGTACCGGTGCCGAAGTATTTACTAACGTTACACAAAGAAGAATCACAGATGAAGAGATTGCTAGGTTTGACAAAATCAGAAGAGGCCTTGACTTTGGTTTTGCTGCCGATCCGTTACATTATACAGAGAATTACTATGATAAAGCCCGGAAACGGCTTTTTATTTTTGCGGAAATCCATCAAGTTGGATTGAAAAATAGTGTAGCTGTTGAAAAAATCAAGCAAATAAATAAGTTAAATGGATGGATAACGGCTGATTCCGCAGAGCCAAGAACCATTAACGAATTCAATGATTTAGGATTGAGAATAACCGGAGCAAAGAAAGGGCCGGGAAGCGTGGAACATGGTATAAAGTTCTTACAAGACTTAAACGAAATCATTATAGATCCTGAACGTTGCCCGAATACAGCGAGAGAATTTAGTACTTACGAAATTGAAAAGGACAGTAACGGAAACTTGAAAGGAACTTACCCGGATAAAAATAATCACAGTATTGACGCAACACGATATAGCTTAGAAGATGAGATGAAACAAAGTAAATGGTTATATTAAGGTGGTGATAATGTGGATAGCAAAAATTTATTAAGCGACAGTCCGGCAGTCGTTGCACAGGCATTAAAAAGTGCAATTGAAGCAGATAAAACATCTCCAGCTAAAGAAAAAGCAAGAGAAGGGGAACGCTACTACGAATATAAGCATGATATCTTAAATAATCGTATTTTTTACATTGATGATAATGATGTGGTTCGAGAGGATAAAAACGCTACTAACATTAAAATTCCACATCCATTTTTTACTGAGTTAGTTGACCAAAAAGTCCAATATCTGCTATCGAATCCGGTTGGGGTAGAAGTGGATGATGATAACTTTAAAGCATATTTAGAAGAATACTATGATGATGATTTTCAAGTGTTCTTACAAGAAGCCCTCGAGGGAGCAAGCAAAAAAGGGTATGAATATATCTTTGCTCGAACAAACGAACAGGACAGGCTTTGTTTTCAGGTATCTGATAGCTTGTGTACTTTTCCAATATATGATGAGAATAACGAATTGAAAGCCATTGTTCGTTACTATGACAAAGATATTTACAAAGAGGGTAAAAACGAAATCATCACAATTGCAGAAGTTTGGGATGAGGAAAAAGTAACCTTCTACAAAATGGAAAAAGGAAAGCAATTCGTTTTTGATGAAAGCAGGGAAATGAACCCACGCCCTCATGTTATAGCAAAGGCGAGTGATGGGACACTTTTATCGCGTTCATATGGGACGATCCCTTTTTATCGTTTGTCCAATAACAGTAAGGAGAAAACAGATTTAGAGCCAATTAAGGCATTGATTGATGACTATGATCTAATGGCGTGCTTTTTATCTAATAACCTACAAGATTTTGCTGATGCCATATATGTGGTTAAAGGTTTTATGGGTGATGATCTATCTAAGCTAAAACAAAACATCAAAGCAAAAAAAGTTGTTGGTACCGGAGCTGATGGCGGTGTTGAAATTCAGACGGTAGATATACCGGTCGAAGCGAGAAAAACCAAATTAGAAATAGACAAGAACGCTATATATAAGTTTGGCATGGGATTCGATTCCACTCAAATTGGTGATGGCAATATTACCAATGTCGTCATTAAGAGCCGTTACGCTTTGCTAGACATGAAGTGTAACAAAGCTGAGGTTCGATTACGGGCTATGCTCCAATGGATCAATAAAATGATAGTAGATGATATTAATCGCCGCTATGGAACAGCATATAAAGCAAGTGACATTACGGTAAATATCGTCCGTGAAACAATGGTCAATGAAAAGGACCTTGTTGAACAGGACAAAATTGAAGCAGAAACAAAACAAGTCATCATTGAAACCATTTTAAGTGTTGCAGCTCGTTTGGATGACGAATCAGTTCTTAAATTAATCTGTGAGCAATTTGAATTGGATTGGGAAGAAGTTCAGCAAGCTATCGATGAACAGGATTATACACCGGGGTTAGCAGCTAACACGGATCCAGTAGGTGGTGAACCGAATGGCACAATTGGACAAGTGGCAGCAGGAACTGGAACGACTGTCTGAAAAAAACTATGAAGAATTGAATAGTGAACTGTTTAAATTTTATAAGGGTGCATTGATTGATATTAAAAAGCAGATAAAGTCATATATCGATAATTATGACATGTTGTCATTTTCTAGACGACTTGAAGCAGAAAGACTTCTTGCTGTTGCAGAAGCAATTGACGAAATCTTGTCTCAAACAACGAATGATGTACAGGAGGCTATCCTTGAATTTATCGAGAAAGAAGCCAAAAACGGATATTATGGTGTTTGGTACGCATTGGAAGGAACAGCAAGTTTACAGTTAAATTTTCCAATACTTGACAATGAATATATTAACGAATTGGTATTTAAAAAAATTGATGGGATGACGTTCTCTGAACGTTTATATGAGCGACGTGATGAACTTGCTAAGAAGGTAACTGATGAATTACAGATGGCATATTTACGAGGTGACGGTTACCAAAAGGTCGCAAAGCGTGTGAACGAACATACAGAGGCAACATATAAACAAGCCCTGAGAATTGCCAGAACTGAAGGTGGCCGCACTCAATCATCTGCCAAGCAAAGAGGATATGAGCAAGCAAAGAAAATCGGAGTAAAGTTAGAAAAACAATGGTTATCGACGTTTGATAAGAAAACTAGACATGACCATAGGGAATTGGATGGACAAACAGTACCTATAAACGGTTATTTTAAAATTAATGGTTATAAAGCAAAGGGACCGCGTTTGTTTGGCGTGGCGAAAGAAGATATTAATTGCCGTTGTACAACCATTGCTATTGTAAATGGAATTACACCAGAGTTAAGAAAAGACAATGAAACAAAGGAAATTAATAAATACAAGAATTATAAAGATTGGGCGAAATCCAAGGGGGTTGAGGTGTGAACCATAAAATTGTATCTCTTTTAAACAAATGTCTATTATCCNTTTATTTTAGGAAAAGGNGGTGAACTCATGGATGATAAGTATGCCAAAGCCATAGNTGATGAGCTGAAAAAGATTCGCCAGGAATTACAGAAACTAAATGAACCGAAAGTAGTTGGTCCTTTGGTGTTTCAACAGGCACAACAACAACCAGAAGAAGAAACAGAGGAAGAGCAAGTAATCCGGCAATCATTTGCTGGACAAAGAGTAAGCTTTTAAATTTGTCCTAAGCATGACATTAAAAGGCTTATTTAATTTGCCTAGATTGGAGGCATAACCAATCAATCCCTGCAGGAAGCGACCTGCATAAAAAGCTATGGATATGGAGGAAATCATAATGGAATGGATTAAATCAATTTTAGACAAATACCGCAAAGAAGACGGAACTGTAGATATAGAGAAAGCCATGGCAGAAATTAAAACTGAATTTCCGAAAAACGCGGTGCCAAAAAGTGAATATAACGACAAAGCCAATCAACTTAAAGAAGCGAACAACACGATTAATCAATTAAAGCAAAATAACCAAAGCAATGAGGATTTACAGCAAAAAATCAAAGACTATGAAATTAAGATTCAGAATTTGGAAAAAGAAGCGGCTGAGACGAAGAAAACTTATGCATTGAAGGAAGCCTTGACAAAAGCCGGGGCTAAAGATGTTGATTACATGTTGTTTAAACTTGGCGATGTCGAAATAGACAAAGACGGAACCATCAAAGACTTAGAAAACAAGGTTAAGGCTTTGAAAGAAGCCAATCCAACATTCTTTGAGACTAAAACAGATGATAATCAACAACAACAGCAACAGCCTGCCGGTGGATATCAAGTAATTGATAACAAGCTGGATAATGGAAAACCTAGTGATCCAGTTGCAGAGGCAACAGCAGCATTTGAAGCTGCACTAGGAATCAAGAATGAATAATTAAGGGAGGAAATACAACATGCCAAATACATTAGAATATAGTAAAATTTTCCAACCATCATTGGACAAACAAGTAGTTCAAGAATCTACTACCGGATGGATGGAGTTAAATAGTAATCTAGTAAAATACAACGGTGGTAATGAAGTTAAACTGCCAAACATTGTCATGGATGGTCTAGCAGACTATGACCGTACTAATGGTTTTGTTGGTGGAGATGTTACTTTAGAATGGAAAACCTACACGCTTACTCAAGACCGTGGTCGTTCATTCTCTATCGATGCAATGGATGTTGATGAGACTAACTTTGTTGTAACTGCTGGAACTGTAATGGGAGAATTCCAACGTGTTCAAGTGGTGCCTGAAATCGATGCTTATCGTTATTCCAAATTAGCTACTTTAGCTATTGGTGCAGGACAAACACGGTCTGTAGCCATTACCGTTAACAACATTGTGGATGAATTGCTAAATGACTTGGCGGCATTAGAGGATGTAATTGGAGCTAAGCGTGTCGTTATTACTATGAGTCCTCTATTAGCCCGGTTCTTAGGTGTAGCAGGTAAAGATTACATTTCAAAAGCTATGCTACAAAAGGGACAACTGTCTACTCAGGTAAATGCATTCAATGACAATCCAATTGTTAAGGCACCTTCTAAACTATTAAAAACTGCTTTTACCTTCAATGATGGGACTACAGCTGGTCAAGAAGCAGGTGGATTTACAAACGCTGCAGGTGCTTTGGATGTGAACTGGTTAATTTCCACAGAGGACGCGCCAATCGCTATTTCTAAAACGGATAAGGTTCGTACATTTACTCCAGATGTTAACCAAAAAGCAGATGCTTGGAAGATTGACTACCGCAAATATCATGATTTATGGGTACCGGCAAGTAAATTAACTAGTATTTTTGTTAATACAAAACCTGCGGCTCCTGAGGCATAAGAAGGAGGAAGTGTTACATGGAAATGACAGAGTATAGGCTTTTAAATGTTGTTCGTTATACTGATAATGAGGTGAAAGCGCGACAATTAGAAGCGTTGGGATTTAAAAAAGTCGAAAAAGAAGATAAGAAAGCAACGGTTAAGAAACAACCAGCTAAGAAAGAGGGATAATCAACATCCCTCTTTTTCTTTTGAAATGAGGTGATGGAATGATTATTACTCTTGAAGAAGCACAATCCATTAATCCAAATATCACTCAAGATGACCTAGATGCCTTTGAATCTAGTATAAGAGAGTTAACCAACAATAATTTTCAAAACACATATGTTCGGTTTAAACATGTTTCTATCGAAGCGCCAAACACCATTCGTACTAAAGAACCTATTAAAGGAATTCGAATCGGCGACACCGTAGAGGTTAATTATTCGCCATTTAACGATGGCTTATTTGTTGTGGATGAAATACTCGAGAACACAATAAAAGTTCAAGGTGAGCCATTTATTGAAGAATTAGGCGATAAAAATTTAATGGTCACATTAGTTAAGTACCCACCAGATATAAAACGCGGTGTTAAGAAACTAATTGAGTACGACAAAAAGATGTCTGGGAAGATTGGCATCAAGTCAGAAACCATCAGTCGTATGAGTACTACTTACTATGATGTAACGGCAACCGAAAACACTGACGGATATCCATCAGCTTTACTTTCCTTCCTCAAGAAGTATGAGAAAATGAGGTGGGGATAATGAACACTTTTCAAATACAACAATTGACACAAATTGATGATGGAATTGGCGGATATATTGAGGACTGGACCTTGTTTAAAGAAGTTCAAGGTTATCTCGACTTAGTAACCGGAACTGACCTAAATACTGTTCAAAACGCTGTAATTGAGCAATCAACACATCTTTTGATTATTCCGGTATTTACAGAAGGTATCACAGATAAAATGCGCGTAGTTGACTTAAATAAGCGATTTTACACGATTACCTACAGTGATGATCCAATGGGAATGCAACATCATAATGAAATTTACTGCAAGTTTGGCGGTGTTTTGAATGAAATTTGAAGATAATTCCGGAGTCGTAAAAAAAGCACTTAAACTTGCAGCAACAAAATCAATGGAAAGTGCTTGCCTTTTAGTTGAAGGACAAGCCAAAGCACTGGCGCCGGTTGGTAATACCGCGGAATTAAGAGATAAAATCAATCATAAAGTATTTGAACAAAATGGAAAAATTGTTGGTCAAGTCGGTTCTCCTTTGATGTATGCCATATATGTAGAGTATGGGACTGGTGAGTTCGCGGAGAATGGGGCAGGTCGTAAAGGTGGATGGGTCTATCAGGATCCATCGGGTGAATGGTTCTTTACTTGGGGGCAAGATCCACAACCATTTTTAAGGCCAGCATTTAGAAGTAATAAAAAGCAAGTGATAAAAATAATTGGCGATAAATTTAAAACCTCTTTCAAGGGGGTTAAAGGTAATGATTGAATTTGTACAAGAGTTAACAAAACAGTTTAGAGCAGTTACACCAGAAAGTTTTCATGAGAAGAATCGAAAATCAAACGTTACTTATCCATACCTAACATTTGATTTTGACGCTGAAGCAATTGAGCCTAATGTTGAAGGCTTTGATATTGATGTTGATATTTTCGACAATAATTCAAGCTATACAAATATATTTCAGTTGGAAAGTAATATAAAAGCACATTTTAAGGATTTAATAATTTTAACAGATGATGTATTAATGCGTTTTAACTTTTTGAGGTCTACAAAGATTTCAACCGGTGACGATTTGATTAAACGGAGAAATTTACAGATTTACTGCAAGGTAGATTGGAGGAATAAATAATGGTATTAAAGAAATCGGGATATTCAAGCACTACCGCAAAGAATTACATTATTGACGCGGGCGTTGTTTATACAAATGTCACTTTTGACAGCGAAAGTGGGGATTTTACAGGAACATTACAGGGGGCAACATCTGGCGGTGTTACATTAACTATTGAACAATCATACAGGGATATTGAAGTTGATGGGGCAACAAAAATGAAAGTGAAGGGAAATAAGGTCCTTGAATCAGCTAATGCGACTATCACCGCAAATATGAAAGAATTGACGGCTGAAAATATTCGCAAATCACTGAATGGATTAATCAGAGATGCTACTGCAGAGGAAGCACCTGCTGGATATAAAGTAATTGAATCAAAATTAAATGTTGATGATACAGATTATATTTCTAATATGGCGGTTGTTGGTCGATTAAGTGGAACAAACAAGCCGATTATCGCCATTCTTGATAACGTGTTATGCACTTCAGGCCTTGAATTAGGTACGGAAGACAATAACGAGGCCGTCGTAGAACAAACATATGAAGCACATGCAACTCCTGAACAATTAGAAGCAGAAACATTCCCATGGAAAATATTGTATCCTGGTGAAACAACTGGTGCATAAGGAGGATAATAGATGAATTATGAAATGAGAGAGTTGAGGGGTGACGATCTGTTTACCCTTCTTTCTATTGTTGGAAAGTTGGATATTAAAGACGATTTTGTGAAGATGTTTGAGAGAAATGCAGTTACTGATAGTGAAGTTGATGCTGAAAAACGTGGCATGGAGGCCACAGCTAATTTATTACAGACCGTTCTCAAAAATATTGGTTCTGTAAAGAATGATATTAATGCTCTACTTGCTGATTTATGTGGTGTAAACGTTAATGAGATTAAAAAGCTAGGATTAAAAGATTATACAGCATTATTAATTAATTTCTTTAAAAAACCTGAATTAAAGGATTTTTTTACATCTATCGCCTCCTTACTGTAAACCAAAATGAGAATATGGAGTTTAAATTAAAAGACATTTTGTTTAAACGATATGGAGATCCGTTATCCTTACTAAGAACTCATTCGTTAGCAAGTTTAGCGGATTATATTTTGTATTTATTTGATAAGGATGTAGAGGACAGCCTTTGGGAAACGTGGTTACACAAGTACAGTAAAAAGAGTTTCCCAGACTTCAAGAAAGAGCATTACAAAGATATGTACAGACCAAAGAATAAGCTATTAAGTAAAGAGGAAGAGCAGGCAGCTATCAATAATGCCATGAAGTTTATCAAGCCGGTTAACAAAGGTGGTGAGAACGTAAATGAATGAAATATTTAAGCTATTTGGTACTATTGGTGTCGATACATCGGATGCCGAGAAAGGCATAGATGGTACTGTTGGTAAGGCTAAAGACGCTGGTAGCAAAATTACAGGTTTTTTCAAAAAAGCCGCTATTGCAATAGGGACTTATTTTGCAGTTGATAAATTAGTTAATTTTGGTAAAGCATCTATCGAAGCTGCAGCAAGCGCGAAGGCTATACAAGCACAATTTGACCAAGTGTTTGATGATTTAAGGGGGCAAGCGCAAAATTCATTAGATTCTATTTCTAAGACTACCGGAATGTTACCTAATAGGTTAAAGCCTACATTCACACAAATGGCAGCATTTGCTAAAACAACGGGTATGGATACAGCTTCTGCATTATCTCTATCAGAACGTGCAACAATGGCCGCGGCAGATAGTGCAGCCTTTTACGACAAATCAATTGAATCAGTAACAGAGAGCTTACAATCTTTTCTAAAAGGTAATTATGAGAATGATGCTGCATTAGGTATATCCGCAACAGAAACAACCAGAAATGCAATGGCAAACAAGTTATACGGAAAATCATTTAACGAATTAAACGAAGCTCAAAAACAGTTAACTTTATTGCGGATGGTTGAGGAAGGAAATGCAGCAGCTGGAGCATTAGGGCAAGCAGCTAGAGAATCTGATTCATGGGAGAACCAATTAGGAAACTTAAAACAAGCTTGGACAGACTTTAAAAATATTGTTGGTGCTCCTATTCTAGATAAAGCAATAAGTGGATTAAAAAACACAACAAATTGGCTACAAAATGCCGGGCAAAAAGTTCAAGATTTTCAAGGATGGCTCGGAAATTTAAGAGATGACATTACAAGTTCTACAGCTTTTACATCATTAAGGGATATTTTTCAGGAGATTGCTGATAAGGTTCAAGGATTTTTTGACAAGGTTAGTAACAGTGGTGTGATTGATACTTTTGTCGAAAAGATGGGGAATTTAAAAGATGATATCTTAGCGATTGACTTTAATAAATTAGCTACAGATACAACAAACTTCTTAAATGCAATCTTGCCATTAATTGCAGGTGTATCTGGTGCTGCCGCGGCATTTGGCATATATACTTTAGCTTTACACGCTAAAAGTGCAGCAGAAACCATAGCAATTGTAAGTATGTATGCAATGGATGCAGCAGGGAAAGTACTAGGAACAACAATGGCTTTTTTAACTAGTCCAATTGGAATAGTAGTTGTTGCTATTGGTGCACTGATTGCAATAGGTGTCTTGTTATGGCAAAACTGGGACACTATTAAGGCAAAAGCTGGAGAATTGAAAGATAATGTTGTAAATAAAATAACTGAATTGAAAAATGGATTTGTAAATAAAGTAAACGAACTCAAAGACGGGGCAGTAAATAAATTTAACGAGTTACGCGACAAAGCTGCTAACGCTATGCAGACAGCCAAGGAAAAAATAGTAGCCCCTATAGAAGCAGCTAGAGATAAAATTAGTGGGATTGTTGATAAAATCAAAGGGTTCTTTTCTGGATTGAAGTTGAAGTTACCAAAAATAGAAATGCCAAAACTACCTCATTTTAGTTTGAAAGGTGAATTTAGCCTAAAGCCACCGTCTGTACCAAAATTAAGTGTAGACTGGTATGCGGATGGCGGTATTATGACAACTCCTACCATTTTTGGGATGAATGGAAGAAACCTTATGGCAGGTGGTGAAGCAGGTCCAGAAGCTATATTGCCATTGAATGAAGAAAACCTTAATGCTATTGGTAGAGGTATAGCTGCAACAATGAATTCGAACCAATCGAATAGACCAATTGTACTGATGTTAAATGATAAAGTTTTAGGACAGGTCATTGGTGATGTTTCTGACCAAGAAGGTGGAGTGAAAATTAGAAAGATTGACAGGGGGCTTGCTACGTGATGTATGGAATTAAATACTTAGGCAAGCACTCTTACACCGATTTAGGAATAACAATGGCACCTGGACGAGAAATAGGTTTACCAAGTAAGAAAAAAATTCTTGTTACTGTTCCTTTTTCAAATATTGAATATGACTTCAGTGAGGTGTATGGAACCCAAGCATATGAGCCAAGAACATTAAAATATCCTTTTAATATTCAAGATGCGACAAAAGAGCGAATGATTACCAAGAAAACAAAAATACTCAATTGGCTCATGAATAGTCATGGAAAGCAACCATTATATGATGACGCTTATCCGGGCTATTATTTTTTAGCCGAAATTGAAGGAAGTACATCGTTTTCAGAGAACTGGGCAGATGGAGTTTTAACATGTACATTTAAGGCTTATCCATTTATGATTGCTGAATTACCAGAAGGGAACGATATCTGGGATAGTTTTAATTTTGAGTTAGACGTTGCGCAAAAAACAAGCTTTACTGTAAATGGGGAGCTAGAAGTTATACTCATTAATGCCGGTACACCCGATGTGATTCCAGAAATAACCTGCTCATCTCAAATGACAATTATAAAAGATGGAATATCGTACACAGTTGCACAAGGAACAACAAAAGACCAAGATTTTATGTTAAGAAACGGGGAAAATACAGTAAAAATAATCGGCAATGGTGCAATCTCCTTTAAATTTTTTAAGGAGTTGATCTAGTTTGTACAAAGTAACAATTATAAATGACGGAGTGTCAACGGTTATTCATAGTCCCTACGTTAATGATTTAAAGTTGCCGGTTGGTACCATCAAAAAAGAAATTAATAAAATTGATACTTTTAATTTTGGATTTTATTTAAACAATCCAGCATACGGGAAAATTAAGCCATTAAAGACATTAATAAATATCCTTAATTTGAAAACTGGTAAATATGAGTTTGAAGGTCGTGTTTTGGGACCATCAAAAAATATGGACTCTAACGGTTTATTAGATGAATCATACGAATGCGAGGGAGAACTTGGCTATTTACATGATAGTGTACAAAAACACAGAGAATTTAGGGGAAGTCCAAAGGAATTACTTACTGAACTATTAACCTATCATAATAGCCAAGTGGAAGGATATAAACAATTCCAAGTCGGAAACGTAACAGTTGTGGATCCGAATGATTATGTTTATCTATATACATCAGCAGAAAAAAGTACATTTGAAACTATCAAAGAAAAGTTGCTTGATAGACTAGGTGGCGAACTCCAAATTCGTAAGGAAAACGGGGTCCGCTTTTTAGATTACTTGGAAAGAGTTGGCGAAGACAAAAGTACTGAAATTAAACTTGCCAAAAACCTGCTAAGCATGAGCGTTGATGTAGATCCTACCGATATTATTACCAGGCTTACACCATTGGGTACACGCATAGAAAGTGAAGACGAACAAGCAACAGACGCGTCCGAAGCGAGGCTTACCATAGAATCAGTAAATAATGGAGTACCTTATATCGACAATGAAGCATTAAAAAAGGAGTTTGGTATACAAGGTGGGGCGGTAACTTGGGATGATGTTACTGACTCAAACAACTTATTAAGAAAAGGTCAAGAATGGCTTGCTAATCAAAAAACATCTTTGAATCAATATAAAATAGCAGCACTCGACTTATTTTTAATTGGCTTAGACATTGACTATTTGGACGTCGGTAACTCTCACCCAGTCAAAAACCCAATAATGGGGATTGATGAAAGGTTACGGATTATTGGTAAGTCCATTAATATTAACGAGCCACAGAACAGTGATTTAACAATTGGAGACAAGTTTAAAACATTGTCTGAATATCAAAATGAAGCTAATAAATCAGCCCAAAAAGTGGTTGACCTACAAAATACCGTTAGCCGTCAATCCCAAACCATTGCTGCTTTAAAAACTGAATTAACAGCCGTTAATGAAGAAGTCCAAGAAGTCCAACAAACGTTGACTGAAAATGATATCCCAGCGTTGGAACAAGCGGTAGCTGATTTGCAAACTGCAATAGCAAACTTACAGACGGCAATTAATAATCTACCTACTTATGAATTAGCTACAACATCAAAAGACGGGCTCATGTCTAAAGCGGATAAAGCTAAGCTTAATATGATCACAGTGACAAAAAGCGTTAATTTGGATACATTAAAAACGAAATTAGATGATTTAGTACGCAGAGTTGAAGCGTTGGAAGGTGCAAATAATGGCTAAAATAAGCGATTTAGTACAGAAAATCAAAGAGTTGACCGAGCAGCTTTTGAAGGAGGTCATAAAAGATGACAATACCGGAATCAATAAAGAAACTGGCAAATGATATAAGGACTAAAGTATATGGAAGAGAAGTACGTGAAGCGTTGGCAAGTGGAATTGAAGCTGCAGGAAGTATAGCGAATGATGCGGATGTAAGAAGTCAAGAGACTGAAACAAAACAAACAAGCCTAGAGAAAAAATATGATGAGCAGATTGCAAACATGTCACTCGAAAATCCAAATGTTGCCGAGGTCGTTGATGCCAGAGTGTCCGGCTACGATGGACAATCATATACAACAATAGGTAAAAGATTTGATTCAGTTGATGCGCAGTTGGCACAGAACACGTCCGAAGTTGCAACAATAAGCGATAAAATGAATGCTTTACAATACGATAAAGCAAGTCAATCTGAACTTATTTCAGTTAATGAAAGAATCAGTAAAATTATAACTACTCCTGCAGAAAGTGTATCTGCTCAAGAGATTATTGATGCAAGAGATGGAGAAAACTCCTTAGGAGATAATATACGAAAAATAAAGCATCAAGGAGGAAGTGGTTTTAATAATCTCGTTAAAAACGGCAATTTCATTAACGATTCAAACTGGACAGCGTTTAATTCTGATTTAACATTTGATGGCACACTAATTATGATGGGAAATGGAACTTATAACGTTACGAGAGTTAAACAAGATGTTGGTGGAGGTTATCTTCCAAAACACAAGATATATTTAAGATTAAATATGCAAACTAATCATAATCTTAATAGCATGGGTATTGCACTCTATAAAACAGGTATTGACGAGAGTACGGAAGTAGTAGAACGAAGAATTTATTTTCCAGTAGTAGGTAAAAATTATCTACTCAATGATATTGTAGAACTTCCTATTGTTGATGGTGAATCAGATAGTTTATCAGTTGAAATAAGAGCGATATATAGCGACAGCGAATCATCAAACGGAAGGACAATACAAGCAGATAGATTAGTTCTGTTGGATTTAACCAAGATATTTGGCGTAGGAAATGAGCCTGCACTTGATGCCGTAAATGAGTTCATTGAATCTTTACCGGATAAATGGGTAGATTACGATGAAAAATCGTCAAAAATAGAAAAAGGCTTTTTTAATTACAAAGCAAACAAAAGCGATATTTTAGAAGTAAAAACCAAAATAGACACTCTTCATGAGAAAACATTCGAAGAAATTAATCGATTACCTGTTAATCGAAATAAATACGATTCAAATCTAAAAACAATGAAAGTGTTCGAGAATCATCAAGAAGCTTATATTAAAGTGAATGCATCAACAGATGTAATTGTTCGATATAATCAAAAACCAACAGTTTTATTGACGTCTATCAATGCGACAGATGCTTACGTGTATTACGACATGGGGAGTATATTAGACTTTTCCAACAAAGATTTTATTGACATTCATCTACACGTGGATGATATAAACAATTTAAACAATTTACAAATTGATTTATTGACAGGAAGTGACTTGTTAAATCGTTTTTCATATTACTATGCAGCTAATGATCTAAAGCTAGTGAAGGAGAACGGCTGGAGATTTTTGCGTATTCCAAAGAGAAAATTCGTTTCCGCACAAGGTACACCAGATTGGACAAAGATTAGATATTTCAGAGTGTTTGTTCGAAGTGTAGATGGTACAAGTATAAAAGTTAACCTTGCGAAAATGGAGACAGGCTCATTACAAAAAGGTGCTATTAGTTTTTATTTTGATGATGCGACAATTGGGCAGTACGAAAACGCATTTCCAATTATGGAAAAGTACGGCTTCGTTGGTACGATTGCTTGTCCAACAAATGACATTGGCAAAGAAGGATACGTAACGTGGCGAATGTTAAGGGAAATGCACAATGCGGGATGGTTAGTGGTCAGTCACGGTCATACCCAAAGAAGCTTAGCCACATTGAGCGAAGTTGAAATACGAGAAGAAATTGAAACATCATCAAGGATCTTGTTTGAAAGAGGATTTCATTTTGGTTCTAAATGCATCGTAGCGCCGCAAGGCTCATGGTCTGATACAGTAGATAGGATAGCGAGGGAATACTTGGTATGTTGCCGAAATTATAATTACGGTGGCGATAATAGGGTTACACCTTCTATGGAGTTTCCACAATCACACCCTAGATATCAACAGTACTTAAGTCCATATAGCACCGATTCAGTGGCAACGATGCAAGGATGGATTGACAATGTAATTGCAAAAAAGGAAGAGTTTTCTTTTGCATGGCATATCATTGAAACACCTGCTCCAAATCAATGGTCAAACACAGTAGAGGACTTTGAAGCGGTAATAGCATACGCTAGACAAAAGGTAGACGAGGGTGTGCTTGATGTGGTTACTTGGAAAGACACAATGATCCAAACACCATCACCGCAACCGATTGATAGTAATGGCAAACAATACTTTATTTCTAAAAATGGAAAACCTGCTATCTTGACTTTGCCTATTTCATAAACGGAAGAAATTGCGCGGTAACAAAAACATAAGCTGCGGTAACAAAAGTGTCCACAATGTATGGACACTTTTTATTTAGGAGGTGATCATATGTTACAACAAATAGTTAGCTTTATAACGATACTGTCATTTTTAGGCGGTATTGTTATTTTTTTATTTAAAAAAATTGTCATCAGTCCATTACAGTTGTCAATCGACAATCTAAACAACACTTTAAAAGATTTTAAAATTACGACTGA